TCAGATGATGGCAGAGATTCCGTACTTCTCGACCAGCTCGCGCACATGCTCCTCGTATTTCTTCACCTGTTCGTCCCAGTATTCCACCGTGCGTTCCTGAACGCTGCCATAGCGGTTCCATGCGTTCCAGCCGGTGCCGCGCCATGCTCTGGTGGTGATCACATCATCATGCCAATGCTGGATAGAGGACAGGCCTTTCATTTTGCGGATTGCTTTAACCTCGATCTGACGCACGCGCTCGGCCTGTACACCAAGTTCCACGCCAACGGCCCGGAGGCTCTTTTCGTCATAGTAACGACTGCATAAAACAGTTGCTTCCCGCTCGGTCAGATGTTGCGTCATGGCTGTTTCAAGGGTCGTGTGCAGCTCTTCGGTGTAAATATCATCCTCTGCCTGCTGAAATGCCTGCACAGCCGCCGGGTCTTCGATGGTTTCACCTTTGGTGCTGCTACCTTCGTCCGATTCATCAAGGCGAACGTCAAGGCTGCTGCACTCGTTCAGCGGGTTTGCAGATACAGCCACGCGCCTGCCGTTCTCGGTTGCAACCACACGTGTGTGCTCTCCACAGGTGGCGGTGCGAATCTGCTTCAACAGTGCGTAGCTCAGATATGTTGTGAAATTGCCTTGTTCTGCGCTGTAGTGCTTGGCGGCATAGTCTACTGCAAAATACCCCTCCTGTACCAAATCCTCAAAGGATAGACCCGCATTGTCCGCAACAGGCTTGTTCTTCTCGTACCACTGCCACAGCTGCCGCCGAATAAAACCCTTGTTGACTTCCCACAGCTGGCCCAAAGCAAAGGTATTCCCGGCGGCTGCCAGAGCTGCAAGGGCCGCGTTTGTGGCCTGCTGGTCATTCTTTGCCTGTTTCTGTTCCATTGCTGTATCCTTCCTTTTTTCGTGTGCATTTTTGTTCAAAATACGAATTTATGGACACGATACGCGGGCGCGCGTGGCTGCGTGAACGAACTACGCACCCCGCCTTTTTTAGTGCGCACAAACGCGCACATTGACGCTCTCTTTTTTATGCCGCACAAATCCGCACATTCACGGGTAGGGGGCGGCGATTCACCGCCCGCCTTTTACTCAAGTCTGAATAAAGCTCAAAACTGCGAAAAAGCCAATTTTTCACCGCTTCACCACCGCTTGGAGATTTTGGACATTTTTGTCCAATAGATTTTTGCGCACCCCGGCGGTGCATAGATCGGTCCAAAACTGGACACATCTCCCCAAAATTGGGGAGGTCGATTTATCGGAAAGCCCAATTTTGGACCGTTCTTTTCGTGGCGCAAAATTGCGCTGCCAGTTGGCGGCGGAAAATTCCGTTCTCCTTTGCCTCAATGGTTTTTCGCAAAAATCCGAAAAACCGCCGGGGCTATCAAAGCTGAATTTTCAGTGCTGACCCAAGATGTGCGTAGTTTTGCGCATATCTACCCGCACAACCTTTTTCACAATTTTGTGTGATAGCTTTTTTCGTTCCGTCGCAAATTCCCAACAAGTTGGGAAAAGGTCACGTTCTCTCGCTTCCCGAATTTGAGAAGCAAAACCTATCTTCCCAAAATGGAAGATAGTGCTTTCGCTCACTTTTGAGCAAAAGGGCCGGTATCAGGCACCGCCCCCGCCGGGGTGTCCATCTGACAGACCCCCTTTACTAACCCGGTCACCAAAACAGTGACCGAAACCAGATATGCACCGCCGGGGTATGATTTCAATTCACACCTTTACCCCGTGTCGCGTTTCACGACGTAGGGAATGCGCAAAACTTCGCAGACCTCACATAGCCGAAAAATCGGCTCAGACCATCACCCTGAATCAGGGTAGTGGTTTTGAACACGGTCATTTTTGACCGCGTTGCACGGTGGACAAAATTGTCTGCCGTTGCTTTCCAGATATGCAAAGCGAGATTGCCCGCTCAAAAATGAGCATCCGACATTGGTTTCACAAAAATGTTTGACCAATAACCGCCGGGGCTGTCCATTTTGGGACACACCCTCTCCAACCCGCTCAAATTTGCGCAGGTTCATTGGTAAGACAAAACTGTCCAGCCAATCCCGGCAGTGCCACTAAAGTCCGGTTTATATCTCTATTATATCACATTCTGACACACAGAAAAAGCGCACAGCGGTTTGTTTTTATGCTGTGTGCAAATGAAAAATGCCGTGATGCTCTGGGTCTCCCCAAAACTGGGGACACCCCGGCGGATATGCATCGGCTTGTGAACCAGCGCGCAAAACTGCGCTGTGATCTTTGGCAGCCGAATTTTCGGCCACCAGATGAAAGGGTTCCAAAACGGAACGCCCCTAGACTGTGATGCTTAGTTACGGAATTCTCCGTAGCTAAAAGGGGGTACGTTCTAAAACAGAACGCACCGTTTAGGTCTATCGTGAAACGCGATACCCCTCCGGGCTGTTCCATTGCGCCTCCACGGCCAAGAAATACTGCCGGGCCTGCTTGCCACGCTCGTTGCGCTGGATCATGCACAGCTCTTTGGCCATTGGGATGGTGAGCTGGTGGTCAGTAGCAGGTCTACCGCCCTCTTTGGGGTTTTGGACAATTTTGTCCAAAACCTCTGCGTAGTCCTCTCCCTCAGTGAAACCATACTCGGTCATACGGTTAAACCAATCGTTGTACCGGGTCGTGACTTCTAAGAAGTCGTGCAGCTCCCGGCCGCTCACCGTGGGGCGCTCCGGGATATCGTAGCTAACTGGAACCAGTGATTTCAGATTGTCCATGTCCTTCCCTCCCATCACGCCACCCCGTCCTGCTGGTTCTGGCGGTTGATCTACCCACTGATGGAAAATCACCTGCACAGGGATACGGTAAAACGCCGACCCCTTGCGGATGATCTTCTGTCGGTAGGTGGTATATCGTGTTTCACGCGGTACCCCCACTCTGCGTTTCACGGAGTGGGGGCAATGTATTATCTTCCCCAGGCGGTAGAAGACGTTCTCGGGGATGTGGTCGCCCGTGGTACACTTCTGTACCACGCCCAAGTCAGCAAGGTACTGACGGACTCTTGTCCAATTCACCACCTCATTGCCGCTGTCAGCTTTCTTTGTGAAGCCTAGACCCCGGCGATTTGCCGACGTTGAAGTGCATACCGTTTCGTTACGTACTGCCGGAAAGTAGCAGGATATAAACCGGCGGCGGAAAATTCCGCTACCAAAGGGTGTCGCTCAAAACGACACCCTTTAAGCTATGGGGTCGGTCAAAACGCCCTCACCCCGGATTTAGGTCGTTGCGGGGTGCTCGTTTTAGGCATACCCACTCGTGGGGACGGAGATCAAAAATGTTCGCCGTGAGTTTTTCGGATTTTTCCGAAAAAGATCGCAACATGATGCGACGTTGCCACTTCTGGCAACGTTTTTTCGTCCACAAGTGGTCGAATAGGAAGGTGCATCGGTTTTCGCCACTCGTGGCGAAGAATCTTCCCGACAAGCTGGGAAACATGCACAGACGTGTGCACGCCGTTACCACTTGTGGCGATGCTTCCCCGTAAAACTGGGGAAAATCGCTTACTAAAATTTTAGTAACCAATATTCGGCAGCCGTGCCGAAAGATGCGCTCAAAATTGAGCATATCTTCCTCCACTCGTGGGGGAGAGTGTGCTGCCCAATGGGGTAACGTTTTGTTACCCCATCCCGGCAGACCCCCTCGTGTTTCGCGACCCCGGCACAGAAAAAGCCGCTGCCACACAGAGTGACAACGGCCTTATGTACCCCGCCGGGCTGGAATTTAATGACACGATACACGCGCGTGATTGTGTTTACAAATTCATGTCAGGCTCTTATTTTGCGCCTTCCGGCAGTTTTACACACCCCTCGCTTTCCGTGTCACCGTCACGCCGATGCGTGCATCGACGTTGGTCGCCATGCGGGGCGACAGCACGCCCACCAGCTCGCCGGAATCCATGACCACCTGACCCTTGCCGATGTCAGGCAGATGCTCGTCCAGCATCCCTTCAATGCGCTCCAGGATGCTGGTCTGCCGGTCAACGATGGACTGCTGGCCGGTAACGCGATACTGCAGGGCTGCGCGGGTGGAGAAGGTGCCCAGACTGTCATACACGACGGTCTTGTCAAAGGGACTCTGGTAGTGGCTGACGGCGGTGTCGTCCTTCTTATTCATCCACATAGCAAGGCCAATGCCGCCAGCGACAGCGCCAACGCCCAGGATCAGGGCAAGAATGGGATTTGCTGCAACGAAAGACACGATAGTGCCCAGTGCAGAGGTGATGCCGCCCGCCATGCCGGAAAAGTTCTGCACAATGCTGCCTAGTGCTCCGCCCACGCCGCCGGACTTTGCAAGACCGTCGATGATCTCACCAAAAGCCTTGACCGAGTTGGTCACACCGTCGATATCGGATTTTACCCCGCCGTCAGAAAAAAGCTTCTGGAAGATATCAAATGCCTTTCCGATGCCACCGCTGAAGTAGCCCTCATTGACCGCGGTCAGTGCGTCCGTAAGCCACTTAGAGATCACGTCACGCTGCCCCTGCGATACCTCGCCCCAGATCAGATTGACAAAATCCAGCCCAAGACTTGCCCAGTCACCGTTTTTGGCGTCGCTAAAGGCGCTTTTTACCAGCCCGAAAATGCCCTTATCCAGCTGGCCAGAAGCCTCGCTCAGCTGCTGGTCAATGCGGCTCTGGGTGCCCTTTACGCTCTTGTCGATGAGAGTAGAGGTCTCCGTCACCTTGTCTTGAATGCCGTCGATGTAGGTGATGATCTTCTCGTAGGTCTCCGCGCCGTTCTCGCCGACGCGCTGGCCGGTCTCTGTGACGGTCTTCTTGATATGCTCGCTGCCGTCCGCGTACTTTTCCACCGCCTGCTGCACCTTTGTGGTGATGCCGTTAAAGGTGGTTTCCGAGACGTTGGTAAAGGTGCCCAGCAGCGTTTTTGACATGTCGTCATAAGTCTTTGTGACCTTTGTGACCGTGCCGTTGACCTTGGTCTCGACCTGCTTAAAGGTGGTGGCGACGCCGTTCACCATCTCCTTGCCGGTCGTGGTGGTGGTCTCGGTGATGCGGTCTTTGATTTTGCCCGCGCTGTCCTTGACCTTTTCGGTAAGGGTCTGGATGCTGGTGGTCACAGCGCCCAGCGCATTCTGTGCGGTGGTCGTAGCCGTGCTGGAGATGGACGAAATGACCGTTTCGACGGTGGAGCCGGTCTTTGTAACTTTAGTGGTATCTTCTCCGGACGGTGTGTCCGTTCCGTTGCTTCCGGTATCAAGCCCTGTTTCATTCAGGCCGTATTGCCGGGCAATCCTGTCTCCGTATCGCTTCCAATAAGCAGCATCTTTCGGGCTGCCTTGCTGGTATCTGGTTTCGGACGTTTTGCCGTTGGCAGCGGCCCACGCCTCAAATGTGTTTTCTTCATAGCCGTTTTTACCTAGAGCATGGTTCAGCTTGTACGACAGCCGATCAAGCGGGCCGGACATTGCTGAAACTCCGTTAAGGATGCCTTGACCGATAGACGAAACAATATCTTTGCCGATCTGCACCCAATCCGTCGTAAAAATCTTTGTGACAATCGCCGCAGTGATGTTCCCGATAGCTTCAATTACATTGCCGGTCAAACTTAAAAAGCCCTCAACCAGTTTCCCCAGCAAATCCGCACCAGCTGTAAAAATTTTATCCGCATTGTTCCAAAGCTCCACAGCAAGCGAAGAAACTGTCTGTACAGCAGCATTCGCAACTATGGGGGCCGTGCTCAGGATCCCGTTTGCCAAACTGGTCAGCAGCTGTCCGCCCGTATCCACGATCTGGCCTGTGTTGTCCTGCAGATACAGGGCAAAATTCTGCACAGCACCTGCTGCCTGTGTGGCAAGAGAGGGAATACCGTCGGAAATTCCGGTTGCGATGTCGTCCACAATATGACCACCCGCCTGCATCAGACCGTTTGCACCGGACGTCTCAAAGGCCTCCTGCAGCCGTTGCACCCACCCAGAAGCAGCTGTTACGAGTTTTCCTTCCGTCTCCGTCAGGCCTTCTGTAAGCGTTCCAAGCAGCTGCGACCAATTGTCTTTCAGGGTTTCAATGCGGCCGCTCATTGTCTGGCTCTGGGTTTCCATTGCGTTATAATAACGCCCGCCCTCTTCGGATGCCTTTTGCAGGGCCGCCGTCAGCAGATCATAACTGATGGTCATGTTCTGCACTTCGGCGGTGCTTTTTCCCGTGTAGTCGGCCAGAATGCCATAAATATCAATGCCAGCCATTGCGAATTGCTTGATGTCCGCAGCGCTGGCTTTGCCCACGTTTTTGATCTGCTGCAGATTCGCAGCCATACGGGACAAAGCATCATTGCCTCCACTTGTAGCCGATACTGCATCGCCCAGTGCCAGAATCGTGCTGCGGGCCTTGCCCGCGTCTACGCCTGCGCTGATAAGCAGCTGGTTTGCCTGAACCAGCGAATCAACATTCAACGGCGTGTGTGCTGCATCCTGCTTGATCTGGTTCAAAACGGCCTGCGCCTGTTCTGCGGATCCAAGCATGTTGGTATACGCAACGCGGTATTTTTCCATTGCCTGGTTGAAATCCGCGCCTTGCTTCACCACGCCTTCTCCAAAAGACGCAAATTTTCCTGCAAGGCTGGTGATTGCCGTTGCGATCAGTTGTGATTTTGTAAAAGCACCTGTCAGCGTCTTACTCAACCCGGAAAAAGGCACGGAAAGGCTCTCTGTTTTAGCGGAGGCACGTTCCATTTTCCGGCCAACATCTTCCACTGAAACGCCTACAGCTTCCAGCGATTTCCGACATTCGTCCAGTTTCTGCCTCTGTTCGGCTATCTTTGCGCTGTATTTCTGCGTGCTTTGGGACGATGTGCCGTATTGTGCAACAGCCTTGTTAAAAGCGCTCTGATAGCCGCCCAGTGAAGCTGCCAACGATTTGTATTGCGACTTCATTTCAGTAACTGAGGCTGCCGTCTTGGTTTTGGCTTGTGAAATGCCACGCTCAAATTCCGAGGTATCCATTCCAAGCTCAACCGAAAGAGTAAAAAGATTCAAAAGCAAGATCTCCTTTCTAAAATTTTATATTGTAAATTTATCAAAAACAGACAACTTTACAGCTCTATTATACCATATTTCTGCCATTTCTCCAACGAAAAAGCACTATTCCGCCGGGCAAAAATCAACGATATTTCATGTGAAAAATGCCCCCTCCCGGCGGTGTGTCGAGAGGGGGCGAAGTTACGGATTATTTCGGGCAGCAATGCTGCTCTTGGGGGTTCGTGGATCGTCCAATGGTGCCCAGACCTTTGGCAATGTTTCCACGTCACGCGGATCCAGCGCCGCCAGCAGTCCGCCCGCCTTGCTGATTGCGGTGCAAACTGTCACATTGTAATCCTTCAACGCTGCTTCCACCTCTGCCTGATCTTCTGGCGGCAGTTTTGCAACGATGTGCCCAATACGCAGATCCAGAGCGACAACAGCATTGCGGGCAGTGCACATTTCGACCTCGATTCTGTGATAGACTTCCTCCACGTAGGCCGGTGTGCGGGGTTTGGACTTCATATGTTTCAGTAAGTTCAGTTTCACGGTAAGTACCTCATACATTGGGGACGCCTTTGCATCCGGTTCTAAAAATTCAGATTTTGCCCAGCGGTTCAAGCTGCGTCTGACCGTCACACTGCTTCAAAATAGCGTCAGCAGCGCGCACTTTTTCAGTGATCGCCCGCGCTCTGGCTGCTTCACGCTCCCGAAAACGCTTGATTTCTGCACGCCCCTTCTCGCCGTCAGACGGCCTAAAATAGCCGCCGGGCGGCTCCGAAGTGTACAGCACCATCAGACCTTGCGCCAGCTCCCGGGAAGCCTGTGCGCGGCGCTCTCGCGGTGTGATGCCAAGCAGGCGGTCAATCTCGCCGCCAGATAATGCGTGTTCTTCGCCTTGCGGCAGAATGTCAAAAATTTTCACAGTTTGCCCTCCATTCGGATTTCCGTTGTGATATAATGGAGGCGGGGAGACATTAAAATTGCAATGCGTCGACCCGCTCTTGCCGCCTTGTGTGTTCGCAGCACACAGGGCGGTTTTCCATTTTTACGGTTCATTTTTTCAAGCTTCCACCCGGCCCATACGGCAGCAACAAACGGTAAACCATCTGCAACACACGCACGGGAATGCTTTGGCCCCGCTGCAAAATCGCCAGAATGCTAGCAAGATATACTGATGCCTCTGCATCGTAATGATATGGTTCCCGGCGGCGCGGGCGGTTTGGATCGCGTTTCATGTGCTCACCTCCTTTCCAATTCGCTTGTGAGAGCAAGAAACCGCTGGCGAGTCTTGTCGAAGGTCAAGGGGATTTCTCCAATTTTGCCTTCTTTATTTTTTGCAAGGACGCATTTGTACTGCTCTCCATCGCTGGACAGCAGCAAAATTGCGTCTGCATCCTGTTCCAGCTGCCCGGATTCTTTCAGATCAGCGGTGCTGGGGGATGCGTGTGCAGCATTGCGGTTCAGCTGGGCCAGTGCTATCACGAGGATACCGGTTGTCTGTGCCAGTTCATGCAGGGCAATAGAGATTCCTGTGATGGCTTGATAGCGGTCTTTTGCCTTACCGTCTGCCAGTAGCTGCAAATAGTCGATGAAAATAGCCTGCGCTTTCATCCGCTGGGCCTGTGCCTTGACCCATCCAACACCCTTGCCGGATGCAGAACGGACGAACAGCGGCAGCCTGTGCAGTTCTGCGAGATCGTCAAGGTCAGACTGCGGAACCGACTTCGCTTTCACATCAGCCAGAGGAACCGCCAGACGGTTTGCAATGATGCGGGCGGTCAAGGTGTCTGGGTCGGTTTCAAGACTGAAATAGCACACCCGGAAGCCCCGCCGGGCTTGTTCGCAAGCCATTTGCAGGGACAGGGCGGTTTTACCGGCAGACGGTCGGCCGCCGATGATGAACAAATTGCCCGGGGCAAGATGCAAGTGCTTGTCCAGCACCGGGATGCCGCTAGGGATGTACCGCGGCTTTTCATCCAGTTTACGGATGTAGGTGTCTACCAGCTCCCCGATGGGCTTGAAATCCTGTTCATCCCGGTCAAGCGTCAGGGCTTCGCCCATCTGGGAATATAGATCAGGCAGATCAGCAAATGTGGTCAAGCTGCTTGTGATCTGCACTGCGATACCCTGAACACGGGCAAGTGCTGCCTGCTCCTTTATGATCTGCACCCAGCTTTCCACGTTTTCCCTCGTGATCCGAACACATTCGGCCTCACATTCAGACGCGCACGCCAGAACGATGTCTTTCAGATCTGGATACTTTGCACAGACTTGCACCGTGTCCAATGTGCCCCTTAATTCGCAAAAACCGGATAGCGCCGCAAAGACAGACTGCAGATCCGCCGGGAAGTCATCAATGTTTAGAGCTGACAACGATTCCGGGGCAAATTCTGGCCGAATCATCAGAGCGCCCAAAAACACCCTCGCAGTGTTCATTCCAACACCTCCCAGCGCTGTTCCTGCTGGCCTTTAGGCTTGTTCCGGGACTCCCGGCGGCCTTCCACGTCGCCCAACGTCCGCACACCGTCTGCCTGCCAGCCCTTCAGGATGCCGTCAACATAGCGCCACTTCCGCACACCGTTCTCGGCGGCTTCGTCAATGGCCTTGCAAATCAGCTCGGTTGAAAATGCTTCCCGGTAGCGTTGTAGCTTGTCCAGCGCAGAGCGGGGAAACTCGCCTATCTCGGCCTGAAAATGCTGCACAATCTGGGCAAGGTCTGAATCTGTCCGGGCGGCTGTTGTGGCGGCTTTCTTACCACTTCTTTCTAAGTTATGCTCTGCTATGCTATGCTGGGTTGTCACTTGGTTGACGGCTGGTATACCATTGGTTGCCATCTGGTTGCCACTTGGTATACCAGCACAAGCCATAATATAACGCTTATTCGTTGTTTCTTTTAACTGTGCAAGTTCGTTTTGAAACGCAGTCGGTTTATATCTGTCATTGCGTAAATTGTTGTTGGCTTTCCAATCGGTGATTACAAGCACTTTTGAAGGGAAAGAAATGACGTATCCGGCAGTTTCCAGAGGCTTCAAATCGCGGGCAGTACAGCCGATAGAACGGATGATCGCTCTTGGATTTGCCACAAAGCCGTCATCATCGCCCTGCATCCCCAAATGAAAATACAGGGCTTGAGACTTTAGCGGCAGTTCCAGAAAATTGTCTGTTTCGGTAACGGAACTGGAGAACATTCGTTTTACTGCCATTAACTTACCTCGCTACCCGGCGGATGGCCGGAGCGGTCTGGTTGCCGTCTACCGGATCACCCTGTTCAAAGTACCGGGCCAGACTGTCTAGATTCACCAGCCAGCGGTGCCCGGCGTTCACATAGCGGATTTTCCTCTGCTTGCACAGTCGCCTGATATAGGCCGGGGAAAGCCCGTAAATTTCGGCGGCTTTTGCCACCGTGCCCATGTTTGGGTATCGGATAGAATCACCCATTCTTCCACCTCCAAAGTTGCTTTTTGTGTCGTTTTGTTCGTCGTGGCTGCATAGTATCACGACTTGAAAAGAATTGCAATACCGCCAAATTTTAACCCGGAATCAAGGCAATGCAGCATTGTTGAAGATGAATCTTTTGCGTCAAAATCCATCTGTTGTCATCTGGTGATATCCAGTGTCTTGCTTTGCAATGGATTACCTTGTTTTGCAACAGATTTACAGGGGAACACCCGCCTGATTTATGGATTTTTGCTGCTGATTTTTCATATCAAAAAGCCGTGATGAAATGTACTGCTCTTTTTGGTGAATTTTTCTCACCATGTTCCAGGGTAAAGATGGATTGTGCGGCAGGGGCCTTACTTAGACGGTTCTTTCTCTTGCTCGGCGTTCTGCTGCATTTGCTCGGCTTTGCGCTTCCAGTAACGCTGATTATATTCGCGAACTCGGTCTCGATTGGCTGCTCTCCATGCGTTGGCGTACGCTCTGCGTGCTTTTTTTGCGTTTTCATCCATGAAAAATGCTCCTCTCTACGAAAAATCAAGTAAATTTACTTTTTCTTATTGAATGTCTTGTTTACTTGTGTTATGCTTAGTATAAGCGAAAGAGAAAATAAAATCAACATATTTTCATAAATGTTATATTTATTTACGGTTGAGGTATAGCAATGGCAAAAACAAAGAAATCATTTGACTATGGAGATCCATTTCCAAGCCGTTTCCGTAATCTAATCGAGAAAAAAGGGGCAACACTGGATGCGCTTGCAACGGAGTTCAACACAACTCGCCAGACTGTGAGCAACTGGCAAAATGGTGTTACGGTTCCGGATGCTGTCAGTATTTGTGACATTGCACGATACTTCGGGGTTACGACCGATTATCTGTTGGGACTGACCGATGTGAAGACCATCGAAACGAATGTGCGTGCAGTAGCGGAGTATACAGGGCTGTCAGAAGATGCAATCAAAGCACTATCTGATCCGTACAATCCGCATCTTCAGTGTGAAATAAATGACATCGGAGGAACATTTTCTGCCCCACCTTCTGCGAAAGATATAGTATCTGACTTTATAAAAAGCAAAGAATTTTCGACATTTTCATTTGAAATGACAAAGTTCTTTTCACAATATTTAAGGTTTGCCGAGACCTATAAGGAAAAAAGAGAATGGATTCGCTTCGCTCCGAGAGATGAAGAATTCTATAAAAAATTTCTCGGAATGTGGGATAGTTATGTAGAAGATCTCGGAGCTCCAGATTTTTTTAGTGGCTACTTTTCTTCAGAACTAGCAGATAAAGATAAAAAAGATGTAGAAAAAAGAATAGATGAATTGTGTTCTGATAAAAAAGATTCTCAAGGCGATGTATTATGGGATAAAATGGCATGGAACGTTGCAAGTTCAGAGGCTAAAGAAGAAACGAATGGTTCAGATTTGAGCCGCTTTAGGATACAACAAGCCATTCAGAGTTATCTTGATGATGTAGAAGGCAGTATTATGAACCTTGTGCTAGGAGATGAATCAGATGGCGAAAATCATTGAGCGCACAAAGAAAGACGGTTCCTGCTCCTACTGCATCCGGGTCTCCAACGGCTATGATCGGCAGGGTCGTCAGGTTCTGGTAAACCGCACCTTCACTCCCCCGCCGGGCTTGACCGGGAAGAAGCTGGAAAAAGAATTGCAGCGGCAGGCAGATGCCTTTGAACAGGAAGTGCACAATGGCATTTCGCTGGATGCGTCCATGAAGGTGGACGACCTGATAGAGCGCTGGTTCACCGAGTACGCCGAAAAGAAACTCAAACCCAAGACCGTGTACGACTATCGGCGGCTTGTGCCGCGTATCTCCGCCGGGCTGGGGCAACTCAAGGTGTGCCAGGTCAAGCCCTCGCACCTGATGGCCTTTTATTCCAATCTTGAAGAACAGGGTGTGCGGGAAGATAGCACCTATACCGCTGTTCCTGCCTTGCTGGATCAGCTGCCAAAGGGCAAACGCGGCCAGATCGCGGCGGCAGCGGGCGTTTCAGAGCGGACAATGGCGACACTGTACAGGGGCGGGAACGTCAGCCGGTCAACCGCCGAAAAGGTAGCCAGCGCCGCCGGGCTGCCCCTTTCCAGGGCGTTTATAGAACATAGCAAGGCAGGGGGCAGGCTCAACGGAAACACAGTGCAGCACTATCACCGGATGCTGTCCAGCGTGTTCACCAAAGCCGTGCAGTGGGGGCTTGTGGCAGAGAATCCGTGCAAGCGTGCAGAAGCCCCAAAAGCGCAGGAAGTGGACGTGCAAGCATTGGAAGAAAAAGACGTTGTGCGCCTGATGGAAGCCCTGCAGGACGCGCCCACACAGTACAGCGTTATCACACAGCTTGCTTTGCTCACAGGTGCCCGCCGGGGCGAGATATGTGCCCTGCGGTGGTCTGATATCGACATGGACGCGGGAACGATTTCAATAGAACGCACCTTGCAGCACATCCCGGGCAAAGGCACGGTGTTCAATCCCCCCAAGACAAGGCGCTCCCGGCGGTGCGTGAAAGTCGGGGCGGACTGTGTGCAGCTCCTGCAGGAATACCGCCAGCACCAAAAGGCAGAACGGTTCAAAATCGGCTCTGAGTGGGTGCGCCGGGTGGAGATCGAGGGAAAGCGCGTAGAAAACGACCTGCTTTTTACCAAGTGGAACGGCGCACCAATGGATCCAGACGATGTAACAACATGGTTCGGGCGGTTTCTGGCAGCTCATAACCTCCCGGCGGTACACTTCCACAGCCTGCGTCACACCAACGCCAGCTTGCTGATTGCCGCCCATGTGCCGGTTACAACGGTTTCAGGCCGTCTGGGTCACGCAAAGACTAGCACCACCACGGACATTTACGCCGGGTTCATCCGTTCGGCAGATGCAGCGGCAGCAGACGCGCTGACCGGTGTGTTTGACCGTATCCGGGAAAAGAGCCACGCATAACACGTCCAAAGATGCAATACAGCCCACAGGAAGCAAGGGAAACCCGGCTAGGCCTGTGGGCTGCTTTCTTTCTGTCTGCGGTTCTGAGTTGCTATCATGTCCACTGTGAACACCGTAAGGCACAATTGCCGGAAAGTGCCTTATTTGTGCCTTATTGACCGAAAAAACACTGATACGAAGGTGAATGAGCAAGCATAAAAAGCACGGTGATTCTATATAAAATAGAACATTCAAAAACGATCAAACTCGTAATAAGACTATTTTGTAATCAGTGGGTTGCAGGTTCAACTCCTGTCACCAGCTCCAAAAAGCCGCTCAGGAACGTTGATTTCTGGGCGGCTTTTGCTTTTGTGTTTTTGCTTTCGGCACAAAAATCCAAAAATTCCGCAAAAGATGTTGACAAACTACCATCCGGGTGGTAATATATACAGGCAATCCATGGACTGCAAAAACTGAATATGGGCGTGTTCCCGAGTGGCCAATGGGGACAGACTGTAAATCTGCTGCTTTCAGCTTCGGTGGTTCGAATCCACCCGCGCCCACCAAACAAGAAAAATCCGAACCTGTTTCCGATTGGAGAAGGGTTCGGATTTTTCGTTTTCTTCGGGTACAACAATGAAGGCTCCCGTGGACGGCGCAAAACTCTGATGCCTTGTCATAGACCGTAAGACAATCACAAGATTTGGAGGGTATGATTATGAAGTACGATGCAAGAGCCTGCCATTTCAACATGGACACCGGGTGCGTGGAGCTGCTGCTCCGGGATGGGAGAATGATCTATATTGACTGCACCGGGGTCGAGGATGCGCTGGATGTGACCGTGGCGCAGAGGTCGGAGTTGGATTATCTCATCTACAATGACCCGCTTGGCTATGCGGATTTGATTCTGAACGGTGACCCGGAGGAATATTTGAAGAATGTGGCCGGGAGCCATGGGCTAGAAGATTGAGGGCAAAAAAATAAGAGGTGTGCCCAGCTGGACACACCCCGGTAAGAAACATCTATGTAAAGCAGGGCGTTCCCTTTTCTGGGAGCGTCCTGCTGTTTTTATGCTGCAACAGGCAAGGCTTGCAGAGCTTCCTGCTCTTTCAGCCATTCCTCATATTCACGCTGGCCTTCCTCACTGTT